ATAGTGATGTATCAAGGTTTCATAATGGGATTAATATGAACACTACTTTTAATGTTGTATTTCAAGGTAATAGCTATACAAGAATACCAATAGAAGCTAATGGTTTTGAGTATGCAGCAACAAGGACTACTAGACCTAGGCCAACAGTAAGAATAAGTAATATCCTGTCAACTGTTACAGCATTGATGACACAGGCAAACCTAACAACACCTAAGAATGATTTAAATGGTGCTAAATTTATTAGAAAGGTTACTATGTTGCGTTATTTAGATAATGCTAATTTTGAATCAGGTACAAATCCATTTGGTACACCTGCTAATAATACGTATGAAAATCAAACATTTTTTATTGATAGAAAAACTGTAGAATCTAAAGATTTTGTAGAATTTGAATGTGCATCATCATTAGACTTACAAAATAGATCAGCACCAAAAAGAATTATTACTAGAAAAGACTTCCCATCTGTAGGTACGTTTGCATGAATACTTGGCAAGAACAGGCATTAAATCATGCTAAAACATCATTACCTGACGAAAGTTGTGGTTTAGTTATAGATGTAGATAATAAACAGCAATATTATCCATGTAAAAATATAGCAATAGAAGGTGCAAATAGTTTTACAATAGACCCAGAAGATTGGGCTAAGGCAGAAGAAACTGGAACTGTTATATATATATGTCATTCACACCCTAATGGTGATTTAAATGCATCAGAAGAGGATATAAAAAATTGTAATTTTCTTGGTTTATCATGGTTTATTTTTAACCCTTTAGATGATGAATGTATAGAACTAAAACCAGAAGTACATAAACCTATGCTTACAAAAGATAAATTTATAGATAGAGATAGAACAGAAGAAGAAAAAGGACTTAGAAAAATAAAAGTATATGGAAGGTTAGCAGAATTAGTTGGTTGGCACGTAAACTATGCAGATGTTAAAAATATGAAAGATGTATATAAATATTTGGTTTGTAATTATCCAGAAATAGAACCGCACCTAAAACAAAATATGTACAGAATAACTATAAATAATGATGTTATAAAAACAAAAGACGAATTACTAATAAATAGTGAAGGTGAGATAAGAATGATACCTATTGTATCTGGTGCATGGTTTTGGATTGCTGCAGCTTTTATAGGTGGTGGTGCTGCTGCTGCTGCATCTTCTATAGCAATAGTTGCAACATTAGGTAGTGTTTTATTAACAACTGGTATATCAATGGCTGTAAGTGGTGTAACAAATATGCTATTTCCACAGCAGCAACCTACAGTGGGTGATGTACCATCAGGGTTAAGTGAAACTGATGCAAGGGTAAACTATTCATTCAGCGGCATCCAGAACGTCAGCCGTAGTGGTGTTTGCATACCATTAATATATGGAGAGGTATTTTGCGGCTCTATAGTTGTCTCATCTGGAACTGATACTGCACCTGTATATTTTGGGGGTTAAAAAATGACATTACCACGCAATAATACAGATTTTAGATGGAGGGGTAACGATTACGCTGCTGTAAGAGGTCAGACAAATATAAAATATTATGATGCGGAAATGAAAGATGGAGAGATTGGTTCTCGTCAATTTGTAACAAGTGTAGATGTTATTGCAGAAGGTGAAATTGCAGGTTTTCCATCAGCTATAGATGCAGGTCACACATTTGGCACTGATGATTATCATAGAACAGCACTTAAAGATGTATTTTTAAATAATGTACAGGTGCTACAACAATCTGCATCTAATACAGAACCTACTGACAATGATTTCAATTTTGGTACTGTACTTACACGACCTGCATTTATACCAAAAGTAGGTACAGCAGATCAAACAAAAATTAGAGGTATTGCAGAAACAGAAAGGGAAAGACCAGTAGGTGTTACTGTCACAACATCAAACCCACAGGTAGTTTCTATTACAGATACAAATACTGATGGTGTAAGGGTAACTATTGGTTTTCCTAGAATACAAAAAATTGAAGATGATGGAAATATATCTGGTACAACAGTTACATATACAATAGAAGTTAAAAATCAGGCAGGTACATTATTAAAAAAAATAAATACAACTGGTAATCTTACTGGTTTAGATCGTAGTATACATTCTGGTGGAGGTAGAGTAACAGGTAAAAGTACATCACCTTATTTTAAAGATCATATTATTGATTTTGGTACAGGTATATCTAATTCTGATTTTCCTTTAACAGTTACAGTTACAAGAATAACAGATGATAGTACAGATGTTAAATTAACTAATGCTTTTGAACTAACATCTATTACTGAATTAGTTTTTGAAACACCTACATATCCTAATACTGCTGTAGCTGCTTTACGTTTTGATGCTGAAATTTTTAGATCAGTACCCCAAAGAATGTATCGTATAAGAGGTAGACTTGTAAAAATACCACATAATTCTACTGTTAGATCAGATGGTTCTTTATCATTTAGCGGTACTTTTAATGGTACTTTAAAAACGGCTAAAGAATGGTGTAATGACCCTGCATGGGTTTTATATGACATTATTACAGAAAGTAGGGCAGGTTTTGGTGATTTTGTATCAGAAGATGAGGTAGATAAATATGCTTTTTATGATGCTTCTGTTTATAACTCAGAGCTAATTGATAATGGTCAGGGTGGTACATCCCCTAGATTTAGCTGCAATATAGTTTTACAACAGTTAACACAGGCATATACTTTACTAGATAAAATTGCATCAATTATGAGGGCAAGTTTATTTATAGAAGATGGCAAAATTACACTTACTCAAGATAGACCAACTACAAGTTCTTATTTTTTCTCCTATGCAAATGTTACTGAAGATGGTTTTATATATAATAATGCAAGTAAAGCTACAAGAGATACAGTTATAAATGTTAAATATTTCCAGAATGAAACTAGAACATACGAATATGAAACAGTAGAAGATACTACTGCTAACCAATCTAAATTTGGTGTAGTTGTAAAAAATATAGAAGCGGTAGGTTGTAGCGATCAGGCACAGGCTAGAAGGATGGGTTTATGGCATCTTTACACACAGAACAATGAAACGGAAACAGTTGCATTTACAACAACAGCAGATGCAGGTTCTTTAATAAGACCTGGTAATATAATCACAATACAAGACCCTGTACGTAGTGGTGTAAGAAGATCAGGCAGAATATCAGCAGCTACAACAACACAGATTACAGTAGATAATATTAAAGATTTACCAACAACACCTTCTACAGGTGATGAATTATCAGTAATTCTTACAAATGGCAGTTTACAAACAAAAACAATATCAGATATTTCTGGTTCTGTTATAACAGTATCTAGTGCCTACACTTCTGCACCACAAGTTAACAGCGTTTGGTTGTTTGTAAGGTCTACAACTGAAACAGAAGATTTTAGAGTGTTATCAGTTAAAGAAGATAATAATACATTTACTATATCTGCAATGTTTCATAACCCTGCTAAATATGCTTTTGTAGAAGATGGTGCAACAATTACAACACCTGTTATTACAAATTTAGTTGAACTAAAAGATGCACCTAGTAATATTGCAGGTGATGAAAGAATTATTGTATTAGGTGATAGGGCTGTAAGTAAATTAATTGTTTCATGGCAACCAGTAGCAGGGGTTTCACAATATTCTGTAAAACATAAATTTAACAATGGCAGTTTTCAAACAACTATTGTACAAAGTCCTATTTTTGAAATATTTGATACTGAATTAGGTACTTATGAATTTGAAGTATATAGCTATAATGCATTTTTTGAACCTAGTGTAGAACCTACTACATTAAGTTTTGATGCTGTTGGTAAAACTGCTGTACCAGAAGATGTAACAGGTTTACTTGTAGAACCAGTATCAGATCAATTGCTACGACTACGTTTTAACCAATCTACCTCTGTAGATGTTGTGCATGGGGGAAACGTGGTAGTCAGGCATTCTAACCTTACAGATGGTACTGGTACTTTTACAAATTCAGTAGACATAATCCCTAGATTGCCTGGTTCTGTAAGCGAAACTCTTGTACCTGCTATTGATGGTGAATATATTTTAAAATTTCGTGATGATGGCGGTAGGTTAAGTAGTGGTGAAGCATCTGTAGTTGTAACTAACCCTGACCCGCAACCTAAATTACTTACATTTACAGATAGAGAAGATACAGACTCACCTCCCTTTGGCGGTGCAAAGGTGGATTGTTTTTTCTCTGACGATGTAAATGGTCTTGTACTAGGTTCTCTTGAACTTTTAGATGGAGTCACAGATTTTGATAGTATTGCTGATTTTGATTTCTTGGGTGCTGTTGATATTACTGGTGGGTCTTATGAATTTGCAAATATTTTAGATTTAGGTTCTATACATCCTTTAAGATTAACAAGACATTTTGTAACGCAGGGTTTTTATCCAAATGATCTAATTGATAAGAGGACTGCAAATATAGATACTTGGACAGATTTTGATGCTGCTACTGCATTTGATGTAAATGCAAAATTGTTAGTTGCTACAACTACTGCTGCACCTTCTAATGGGTCAAGTTATCAGGATAGTGATTTTACAGGTAAAACATTTAACACTTTTGCTAATGGTACACACATAGGTAGAGGTTTCAAATTTAGATGTGAAATGGATAGTGATGACCCTGCACAAAGTATAGAAATAGATCAATTAGGTTATACAGCAGAATTAGACAGAAGAACAGAACAGAAATCTAACCTTAGTTCTGGTACATCATCTTCTGGACTTGCAGTTACTTTTGACCATGCGTTTTTTACAGGTGCTAGTGGTACTGATGTTGCAGCAGGT